AGTGTTGTATCTAATCGTGGGGGCAGGTCACCAGCAACAGGACGCGATCGACGATGCGACGCATGACTCCAACCAGCGTGCTGATAATGCCGAACGTATAAGCATTGAGCTGGAAACAAAACTCAATGAAATGACCGCGATGGTTGAACTGCGGAACTCACAGATTTCAACGCTAAAATCTCAATATAAAGAGATCATGAAACTTGATCCTTTTAACCTTGAGAAACGCTATAACAAAGCTAAAAGCGAGCGACAGGAACTGCGTAAGCAGGTCGCCGACCTTAACCAACAGCTCAAAAAAACTATTAAAGATGCAAGCGAGGCGCGCGTGGCATTTGCTAATAAAAAAGCAGAGGTTACCGCGCTGGTTAATGAGAATGCCAAATTTGCGACGCTCAAGAAGGAAATGTATGGCATTACTGAGCGCCGTTTCCCTGCAAGCAAACTTCATCCGACGTTAGGGCAAATCTCCTTCTTCCCGCGCCTCCTGGCTTATGGGATCTCATCGCCTAAAGAGTTCAATAACGAGCGTCCTTATATCGTTTCTAAGCTGGACTTTGCTTATCAGTTCTGCTGCGACATGGGCTATGCCATTGATATCCGAATCAACGAATGGTTGATGCCAAACTTCCAGCCGTTGGCAATTTTCCGCGAGTTTCAGCCGGAAGGTTGGGTAGAGTTCTTCCATGAATTGATCTGTAAAGAGATGGAAAGCCGCCGCCCGGAATTGGTCCGTCGAGTTGAGTGGGCGCAAGAGGTTATGTTGGCAGATGCAGAGCTGCCGTTCGAACCGGAATTCATTGATGATCTGGCAACTAAAGGGCTGCATACCCTGTTTGATGTGGTTACCCGCCGTCATGAGCAGTTGGTTGTCGAATTGGGTTTAGAGGAAACTGCGGCAAGAAGACTTCTCGATGTTTGCTATGCACGTAGCGATGCATGGGAAAAAGAGAACGGCGGCACTATTTACGTTCGCTGATAGTTACAGTGTCACTTTTAATGCTGGTGGAGTGCTCCCACCAGCATTTTTTTCGTCCAATGAGGAGGGCATTTGAGTATTTTCAATAAACACGCACACCAGGAACGTCCGTACATCGTCATAGTAGATATTGATGGGACGATATCAGAGGCAACGGAAGACAGGCTGCATTTACTTCCACCACCTGGCAAAGGTGCATTAACAGAGCACTGGAACGAGTTTAACCTTGCCTGTGACACTGATGCTCCCATCACTCCAGTTATTGATATGGTGCGCCAGTTATTTAACGTTTACACGGTCTGGTTTGTAACCGGGCGCTGTGAGATCGCAAGGGATAAAACACGAGCCTGGCTGCGGAAGTACGTAACAAACGGGGCTGAGCCTTTGCTATCTATGCGTCCTGCCACCGATGACAGAAATGACGGTCCAGCAAAGATTGATCTCCTGAAGAAAATTGGTCTAAGTAAAATTGCGTTCGCGCTGGAAGATAAGATTGAAGTGGCGCGTGTGTTCAGGAGTCATGGCGTACTTACATTAATGGTCAGGGAGTATGAAAATGCGCTTCTTCATCAACAATAATTGTTCTAATAAATCTTGATTTTTAAAACAGAGAAAGTAAAAATAAAAACATGCCGCAAGGCGCGGCATGTTTCCAATCAATCACAGGAGCTGAAAATATGAACACGGCATTCAAAATCATTATGGCCGCGATCTATTTCTGGCTGTTCTCTATCACTTTTGACGGCATCGTCGCGCATGGGTAAGGGGAGTATATTAGCCATTTGGAACCCCACGAGCTCTTGCGGGTTTAATTAAGAACCCGCAAGAAAAACACGAATTGGGCTATATTTTTCCGCCTACGCCTTTAAACTTCTCAATAAACGAGACGATTTTCTGGAAAACTGCCTGTTTTTTCGTTTTATATTGCGGATTCAACGGACTAAGTTTTGGTAATGTTTCGTTTAATTCTGTGCCATTTTCGGTGGCGTATTCGCGTTTTAAAGACGTGCGAATATAGCGTTTTGCTGCATCTTCATTGAGATTTTCTTCTTTTATCAATGCTTCTGCTTCACGTTGCTGTTCGCGTTGAGCAAACGTAAAGAATGCCTCAATGATACTGGCTTTGTCTGGTAAATCATCCAGGTTCGTTTGCTGAATAAAATCGACCACCAGGCCCTCTTTCGCCCGGTTCCCCAGGCTTGAACGAATTAAGCGTTTGACCTCTTCGATCATTTCGCCCTTGCCTTTATTTTGTCTGTTGTGTTCGAAAATCAGTCCAAGGATATAATCCAGGTTTATTTCCTGAGACTTCAGCAAATCGACCTCAAAAACCACGTCATCCCAGTCAGTGGTTGATTTCTCTTTTTTCTCAGCTTCTTTCTCACGGCGCTGCCAGTCGCGAATATCGTTATAGGCAGAACGATAATCCTGAATCTTGCGATCAGCAGGGAGACGAATTGTTTGCAATTCAGCGAACTTTTCATCATCCACATAATGTTCTGCTTTGAATTTTTCTACCGCAACAGGATCGCTAAGATCGATTTGTTGCAGGGCTTTTAGCGTGGCAAATTCATCATAGTTTTGCAGGATGTTCTCGGCACGCAGGTATTCGCCAAACAGTTTAACGAAGTCTTTCTTCTCTTTTTCACTTTCAATACTGGCAGGGTCAGGGAACCGTTGTTCCAGTTCTGAAACTACTGCCATAAAGCCGCGTTTGGCTTCACCGGTGGCAGCATCAGTAAAACCTTCCATATACTCTGCATAACTCTTTTCTAACACCACATTTTTGGTATTTTTATCACCAAACAGCGTTATGGCATCAATGGTTGAGCGTTCCAGATCCCGAAAAGTGACAATGTTACCGAAGGTTTTAGTGGCGTTATAAATGCGGTTGGTGCGGGAAAATGCCTGCATCAGGCCGTGAAAACGCAAGTTTTTATCGACGAATAGCGTGTTCAATGTTGGAGCGTCGAAGCCGGTTAAAAACATCCCAACGACAATTAACAGATCGATATCCTGATTTTTAACCCGTTGGGCTAAATCGCGATAGTAGTTCTGAAAACCGTTACCGTCGGTGCTGAAGTTAGTTTTAAAATAGCTGTTATACTCACGAATTGCAGCGTCAAGAAACTCTTTAGCACTGCTGTCCATTGCGCTGGTATCAAAAGTTTCATCGGAAATTTCACCAATGGCATTTTGTTCTTCATTAGCGGCAAAGGAGAAGATTGTCGCAACACGCAGCGGTTTATAAGTTGCAGATTTATTAGCGGCTTCCTCTTGTAACCGTTTAAACGCCGCGTAATAGGCTTTTGCAGCATCCACGCTGCTCACTGCCAACATAGCATTAAAACCTTTTGCGCCAGGGAAAGTACGGTGCGTCTTCTGGCGGAAGTTATTCAGAATATATTGCGTAATTTCCTGTATACGCATGGGATGAAGAAACGCCTGCTGATTTTCAGCCGCACTTAGTTTTTTCTCGTCAGTTTCTGTCTCTAAAGACTTAAACTGTGGCCGCACATCGTTGTAGTCCACCTTGAATTTGAGCACTTTTTCATCACGAATCGCATCGGTAATTACATACGAATGCAATTCACGACCAAATACGCTGGCGGTCGTTTCTGAGCCTAAGGCGTTTTCCGGGAAAATAGGTGTGCCGGTAAAACCAAACTGATAATAGCGTTTGAATTTCTTCTTCAGGTTTTTCTGCGCTTCTCCAAACTGGCTGCGGTGGCATTCATCAAATATAAACACCACTTGCTGATTATATACAGGCAGGTCGCTTTCTGCTTTCATCAGGTTATTGAGTTTCTGAATAGTAGTGACGATAATTTTGTTATCGTCCTTATCCAGATTTCGTTTAAGGCCTGCGGTATTTTCCGAGCCGTTGACGCTGTCTGGCGAAAAACGCTGATATTCCTTCATGGTCTGGTAATCGAGGTCTTTCCTGTCGACCACAAAGAAGACTTTATCAATAAAGTCCAGCTCTGTTGCCAGACGCGCGGCTTTAAAGCTGGTGAGGGTTTTACCAGAACCGGTAGTGTGCCAGATATACCCACCGCTTTCCGGTTTTGACCAGTTCTTCGCTGTAAAGGAACTCTTAATTTTCCACAGAATGCGCTCGGTGGCGGCAATCTGGTACGGTCGCATCACCAGTAGCGTCTGACTACTGTCAAAAACGCTGTAGTTCACCAGAACATTCAGCAGAGTATGTTTCTGGAAAAAGGTAGCGGTAAAGTCTTTGAGGTCTTTAATCAGCGTGTTGTCTGATTTCGCCCAATTCATGGTGAAGTCAAAACTGTTTTTATCGCGCTTTGTCGTGTTGGCAAAATAACGGGTATCGGTGCCGTTAGAAATGACAAACAGTTGCAGATACTTAAACAGGGAATTTTCGCTGTTAAAACTCTCTTTACTGTAACGATGTATCTGGTTGAAAGCCTCACGAATCGCCACCCCGCGTTTTTTTAGTTCGATTTGCACCAGCGGTAAACCATTAACCAGGATCGTGACGTCATAACGGTTAGCATGAGAACCCGTCTGTTCAAACTGCTGGATAATCTGCACCTTATTGCGCATGAGATTCTTTTTATCTATCAAATAGATGTTCTCAAGTCGCCCGTCATCAAAAATAAAGTCGCAGATATAGTCGATATGGATTTTACGGGTTTTATCCAGAATACCATCGCTGGGGTTGTCCAGATACTGCTCCGTGAAGCGCCGCCACTCGCTGTCATTAAACATCACACCATTGAGGCTCTGAAGCTGTTCCCGAACATTGGACAGCATTGCCGACTGTGATTTTACGGAAATAAATTCATAACCCTGATTTTGCAGGTCCTGAATCAGTTCACGTTCCAGGTCCGATTCGCTCTGGTAGCTGTCGCCTGTTGGCTCAGCTTTGATGTACTTATCAAGAACGATAAAGTTATTGGATTCAGCAATGGTGTGTGTCTGATGAGTCATAGCGCATCCTTTGTGCCGTCTGGCAAGGGCCGGAAGGGGGGTAATGGTGACTTCCGGCGCGTAAAAAATAGTCTATATACTGACCGGGTGTTAAGGTGGTCCGATCGGTAGCAATGATCAATTAATTACTGGCAGTTTCAGGTTTCGGGAAACTGAACAGTAAATCACGGTAGTATTCGTATTGTTTCTGGCGCAACTCGATTTCACGCGGAAGACCTTCGGTGATGGAAGCTGCGATTGCATCAAACTTATCCAGAATATCCACAATACGCCCCTGTTCGTCTAAAGATTTTTGAGGGTGAGATGGGTATGGAATAGGTACTCTGACTTGTTTCAGTGCATTAGCATTAAACTGTGGTTGCCCACCACCAGATACTAATTTATTAGCCTGTTCCCAAAAAAAATCACTTTGTGCAAAGTGCCAGTAATATTTGGCATTAATAATCGTTTTATTTAGGTTCAACTTTATTAAAAAACCAGCGTATACTGCTGGATAATCTTCTTCAAAAATCATTGTTTTACCAAAGGTTGCCCCAGTTCTTGCCATGAGTAAATCATTTTTGTCTAAGGTATATTTCTCATTTTCCTCATTTAATTCAACGTACATTGGGTTTTCTTTCGATAGCTTCCCGTCTTTATTTATGTCAGTAATTCTCACGAAACGGGCATCTCCTGAATCCATGGCTTTGGCTGCATATCCATATGTAAAATCTCCAATTTCCCCCAAAGTCTTCCACTCAACCTCACCATCTTTAAAACTCAACAACTGGTCGCGATAGTAGTTGTACTGTTTTTTACGCATGTTAAGCTCAGCGGTAAGCTCAGCGGTAAGTGCAGTAAATTTATCCAGAATCCGAACGATTTCAGACTGGATGGCAAGGGATTTTTCCGGATTATCCGGGCAGGGGATGGGGATAGGGAAATTCTCTAAGGTTGATAGCACGATATATGTCATTGCCGCGCTATTTGTTCTTTCCTCGAGATATTTCTTCAGGCTATGGCTAAGCACAAAATACAAAAATCTAACACTTACATTTTCGTCGAAATTTGTCAGAACATAGGTGCGCTGATAAGCCTCAAACTTGCCGATGTAATGCTTCACCTCACCAACATTCGCATTGCCTGCAATCAGCAATGCCTCTGTATCCCAGCGGAATTTATCAATTTTGCTTGTCTCTTTGGCTGTCGTGAAGAACATATACTCTCCATCATCAACAGCCGCATTCGCATTAAGCTTTCCTGTTTCAATTTTGCAAGTTTGCCCAAGTGTCTTCCACTCAACCTCAACCCCATCCAGCAATTTTTCCAGATAACTCATCTCGCTCATTTCTGCACCTCGCAGCCTTCAATTTCAGCCACAATTGCATCAATATCTTTACGCAACTGGTCGATTTTGCTGACCGTGGTTTTCAGCTCTGCATTCAGCTCACCGATATCGATAATTTCGCGGTTATCTTTCGCTTCCACATAGCTGCTCACCGACAGGTTATAGTCATTCGCGACAACAGTCTCAAACGCAACAGATTTCGCCAGATGAGCAACATCTTCCTTGCTGGCAAATACCTGCATAATCTGTTCGATATGGGCATCGGTCAGGATATTGTTGTTGGTTTCTTTTTTGAACAGTTCGCTGGCATCAATAAACTGAACTTTGGTATCCGTTTTATGTTTAGACAGCACCAGAATGTTTACAGCAATAGTGGTGCCAAAGAACAGGTTCGGTGCCAGTGAAATCACGGTTTCGACATAGTTATTATCGACCAGATACTGACGGATTTTCTGCTCCGCGCCGCCACGGTAAAAAATACCCGGGAAGCAGACAATCGCAGCACGACCTTTGGCCGAAAGATAGTTCAGCGCGGCTTTGTTGAATAAATCGAACTTTTGCTGAGTTGAAGGATCAGATCACGTATCTTCCCGACAACGCAGACCGTTCCGTGGCAAAGCAAAAGTTCAAAATCACCAACTGGCCCACCTACAATAAAGCCCTCATCAACCGTGGCTCCATAACTTTCTGGCTGGATGATGAAGCTATTCAGGCCTGGTATGAGTCAGCAACACCTTCTTCACGAGGCAGACCTCAGCGCTATTCTGACCTTGCCATCACGACTGTGCTGGTCATTAAACGCGTATTCAGGCTGACCCTGCGCGCTGCGCAGGGCTTTATTGATTCCATTTTTTCTCTGATGAACGTTCCGCTACGCTGCCCGGATTACAGCTGTGTCAGCAGGCGGGCAAAGTCGGTTAATGTCAGTTTCAAAACGCCCACCCGGGGTGAAATCGCACACCTGGTAATTGATTCCACCGGGCTGAAGGTCTTCGGTGAAGGCGAGTGGAAAGTCAAAAAGCATGGCCAGGAACGCCGCCGTATCTGGCGTAAGCTGCATCTCGCCGTTGACAGTAAAACACATGAAATCATCTGCGCTGACCTGTCGCTGAACAACGTTACGGACTCAGAGGCCTTCCCCGGGTTAATCCGGCAAACCCACCGGAAAATCAGGTCAGCCGCCGCCGATGGCGCTTACGATACCCGGCTATGTCACGATGAACTGCGGCGTAAGAAAATCAGCGCGCTTATCCCACCCCGAAAAGGTGCGGGTTACTGGCCCGGTGAATATGCAGACCGTAACCGTGCAGTGGCTAATCAGCGAATGACCGGGAGTAATGCGCGGTGGAAATGGACAACAGATTACAACCGTCGCTCGATAGCGGAAACGGCGATGTACCGGGTAAAACAGCTGTTCGGGGGTTCACTGACACTGCGTGACTACGATGGTCAGGTTGCAGAGGCTATGGCCCTGGTACGAGCGCTGAACAAAATGACGAAAGCAGGTATGCCTGAAAGCGTGCGTATTGCCTGAAAACACAACCCGCTACGGGGGAGACTTACCCGAAATCTGATTTATTCAACAAAGCCGTTCAGCGCATGTAGTACAAACGCAAAGTCAGCTTTGGATTTGGGGGCCAGGACGCCAGCCGGGGCAAAACGTTCATCGTTAATCAGCGTCGGGTCATCGCTGCCAATCCATTTCACCGAATACGGCGGGTTAGAAACGATGGCATCAAACGGTTTTTCATCTCTGAAGTGTGGCTCAGTCAGTGTATTACCCAGCTTGATATCAAACTTGTCGTAGTTGATGTTGTGCAAAAACATGTTCATACGTGCCAGGTTATAGGTTGTATGGTTGATTTCCTGACCAAAAAAGCCTTCTTCGATGATATGGTTATCAAACTGCTTTTTAGCCTGCAACAACAGTGAGCCGGAACCCGCTGCCGGGTCGTAGATTTTGTTAACGTTGGTCTGCCCGTGCATAGCCAGTTGTGCAATCAGCTTGGAGACGTGCTGCGGTGTAAAGAACTCACCGCCTGACTTACCGGCATTTGCCGCATAGTTAGAAATCAGGAACTCATAGGCATCACCGAACAGGTCAATCTGATGTTCGTTGAAGTCACCAAGTTTTAACCCTTCAACCCCTTTCAGAACCGCAGCCAGGCGGGCATTTTTATCTTTAACGGTGTTACCCAGGCGGTTACTGGTGGTATCGAAATCAGCAAACAAACCTTTGATGTCTGCTTCTGAAGGGTAGCCGTAAGCAGAACTTTCGATAGCAACGAAGATGCTGTTTAAATCTGCGTTCAGTCTGTCATTGGTATTTGCTTTCGCAGCTACGTTGCAGAAAAGCTGACTGGGGTAGATGAAGTAGCCTTTAGTTTTGATGGCATCGTCTTTAATGTCATCAGTAATTACGCTGTCATCCAGTTTCGCATAACAGATACTGTCATCACCGGCTTCAATATAACTGGAAAAATTTTCGCTGATAAAACGGTAGAAAAGTGCGCCCAGAACGTATTGCTTAAAATCCCATCCATCGACCGAACCCCTGACATCGTTAGCAATTTGCCAGATTTGACGATGAAGCTCTGCACGTTGTTGAATACTTGTCATTTTCATCCACTTATTTCAGGCTTATGTAATTGGCGGTGATTCTACAGCAACTTGGATGCTTTAGCAGTTCGGACATTAGGCTACGAATGACCTGCCTAGAGGTTTGTTAAGCCGCAAAGTGCTGGTGCTTTATGCCTGTGAAGTTTATAATTGTGTACACATAACGAGTACACGAGGTGTTTATGCAATCCATTAACTTCCGTACCGCGCGCGGCAACCTTTCTGAAGTGCTCAACAATGTTGAAGCCGGGGAAGAGGTTGAAATCACCCGCAGAGGTCGTGAGCCAGCAGTAATTGTCAGCAAGGCTACTTTCGAAGCCTACAAAAAAGCGGCGCTGGATGCTGAATTTGCATCCCTGTTTGACACCCTGGACTCCACCAACAAGGAACTGGTTAACCGATAATGAGGCATATATCACCGGAAGAACTTATTGCGCTTCATGATGCGAATATAAGCCGCTACGGCGGCCTGCCGGGAATGTCAGATCCGGGTAGGGCAGAGGCCATTATCGGGAGAGTTCAGGCCAGAGTTGCCTACGAAGAGATCACCGACCTTTTCGAAGTCTCCGCCACCTACCTGGTGGCTACAGCGAGAGGGCATATATTCAATGATGCCAATAAGCGTACCGCGCTAAACAGCGCGCTGCTATTTCTACGCCGTAACGGGGTGCAGGTATTTGATTCACCTGAACTGGCAGACCTTACTGTAGGCGCTGCGACTGGCGAGATATCTGTATCTTCTGTCGCCGACACGTTACGTAGATTGTATGGTTCTGCGGAGTAGATTAATGGCACGCAAATACAACAAATTGTCCCGTGAAGCGTTAAAGATGCTTCTTGATGGCGTGAGTCGCCGCGAGGTAAAGCAATACCTGGTTGGTAAGCAAATTGGAGCCAGGACTGCTATTGCTGTGTTATGCCGTCAGGAAATGGTTGTGCTTAAACAGAGAATGCCGGGCAGCAGATAAAGCCCAATCAGTGATTAAAGGTGTGATGTGAAAGCCGTAATTACTCCCTTTGTACAGAAAGAGCTTGGCCTCGCCACGTTCAAAGTGGATCAGGAGGTCAGAAAGCTGGTGGAGGCTGGCCGTAAATTTATTATGGAGCCGGTGCCGCGTGAGTTAATCGAGCACATGGAAGACGGCCTCGTTGTTACCGAGCAAACCATGGCAACAAATGAGGCGTTGCAGCCGTTTTTTAACAGCGATGAACTGTTTCGCCGTATTGGTGGAATTGACGCGCTGGTGGCGTGGTTGCGCAGGAAAGAGGGGCAATGCCAGGCCGCAGATCGTAGTTGGTGTGACAACCATATTGTCCACGCTGAACGAGACAATAGCGCGGTGTTGTTGTGCTGGCATCACGATCACCATTATCGGATGCGTGGTTTTAATGAGCTGAAAGAAACGCTGCACAATAATCGCGTTAACTGGATACTGGATGTCGCCCGTCAGGAAATGGGCCTTTCAAATAGCCATGATTTAAGTATTCAGGAGCTGTGCTGGTGGGCTTTCATGCGCAACATGATGCACCTGATGCCGGAAGAAGTCTGCCGCATATCAATAAATAAGATGAAGGCTATTCCGCAGGATAGCGGACCTCTGAAAGAGGCGGATATTCGCCCGTATGACGATCGCGCTACAGCATATGTTCAGATGATGGAAGAACGCGCCGCGCCGATGCGTGCAAAAGTATGCCCTGTGGATGTTGACTCCGACCCAGGTATGGCGCATTTCAAAATACCAAAACTTCAATCGCTAAAATTGCCCGAGTACATGGACTTTGTGGCTTCCCGTCCATGCTGTGGCTGTGGAGCTGCGGGAGCTGGCGCTCACATTACGCCTTATATAGTTCGTCATAGTCGATTATGCGCGCATGACATTTATGCTATTCCTCTGTGCCAGTCATGCCAGCGTGATATTGAGCGTGACCGCGATAATTGGGAGAAGACGCACGGTAGGCTGGCGATGCATCAACGATTGTTCTTTGATTACGCGCTTGGAGTTGGCGCTATCACAAGTCATTCGTCGAGTGTTAGATAAAATTGCTCTAATGTATTGCTATTTCTTTAATCGAGGGTATTATATTCGACGTTGATTAGTTGACATGGGCTAATCAGTAGGTGACAGGATGTTACTTAACTGGCAGGGACGCCACTTCATGGAAATAAATCACTCACGAATAACATCGTACGAGATTGCGGATTACATGATCCGCACTAAATCTCTTCTATCAGCGAAAGAACTCGCAGCAATTCTTGAAAAGGAATACCCGCATCTGGATGTCGATAAGCGCGATGTTTATCTGCGCTTAAAGGCTATCGCTGTGTCTAAGTATTCGTCTGTTTTGATTGATGACAGTACACGCCCACGTAGATTTCAGATCCACTCTCTGAATCCTGAATTCTTTCGCCGCAGTCGCGCTCCGCGCCGGTTTGATGAAAAACTCCAGAACGAACTCTATATGACGCAGGACGAAAAGGAACGCCGGGAGCACCAGCCTTGGGTAATGGCGCGTCAATTTTTCAATAAGGTGGTCCGTCAGCACCGTCATTACGGTAATGCCACATCCGCACGTATCTGATTGATTGCTTGCCCGTTCCGGGCCTTTTGACATGTGACTTTCGTTACCCTCGCGTCAAAAAGAGTTTTATACGAAAGGAAGCATAAGTGACCTGGGACGATCACAAGAAGAATTTTGCTCGCCTGGCGCGAGATGGTGGTTACACCATCGCACAATATGCCGCCGAGTTTAATCTCAACCCAAACACCGCACGTCGTTATCTCCGTGCATTCAAAGAAGACACCGGAACAGCGGACAGCCGTAAGCCAAATAAGCCTGTCAGGAAACCACTAAAAAGCATGATCATTGATCACGCTAATGATCAACGTGCAGGTGATCACGTTGTGGCTGAAATGGATGAAAAACAAAGAGTTAATGCCGTTGTCAGTGCCGCAGTCGATAATGCGAAGCGCCAAAATAAGCGCATAAATGATCGTTCAGATGATCATGACGTGATCACCCGCGCCCACCGGACCTTACGTGATCGCCTGGAACGCGACACCCTGGATGATGATGGTGAACGCTTTGAATTCGAAGCTGGCGATTACCTGATAGATAACGTTGAAGCGCGGAAGGCCGCGCGCGCTATGTTGCGTCGGTCCGGGGCCGATGTTCTGGAAACCACTCTTCTGGAAAAGTCTCTTTCTCATCTCCTTATGCTGGAGAACGCCAGGGATACGTGTATTCGCCTGGTGCAGGAAATGCGCGATCAGCAAAAAGACGATGATGAAGGTACTCCGCCTGAATACCGTATCGCGAGCATGCTAAACAGCTGTTCCGCGCAGATAAGCAGCCTGATCAACACCATTTACAGCATCCGGAATAACTATCGAAAAGAAAGCCGGGAGGCGGAAAAGCACGCTTTGTCTATGGGGCAAGCTGGCATTGTTAAGCTGGCATACGAACGAAAGCGTGAAAATAACTGGTCAGTGCTGGAAGCGGCTGAATTCATCGAGGCGCATGGAGGAAAAGTGCCGCCCCTGATGCTGGAGCAAATCAAAGCCGATCTGCGTGCTCCTAAGACCAATACCGATGATGAGGAAAACCAAACAGCATCTGGCGCTCCATCACTTGAAGATCTGGATAAAATCGCGCGAGAACGGGCCGCCAGCCGCCGCGCTGATGCGGCATTGTGGATTGAGCATCGTAGAGAAGAAATTGCCGATATCGTCGATACAGGTGGTTATGGTGATGTCGATGCGGAAGGCATATCAAACGAAGCATGGCTTGAACAGGATCTGGACGAAGACGAGGAGGAAGACGAAGAAGTTACCCGCAAACTGTACGGGGATGATGATTAATGGCCAGAAGTTGCGTAACGGACCCACGTTGGCGCGAGCTTGTGGCGCTATATCGTTATGACTGGATTGCGGCCGCTGATGTGTTGTTTGGGAAGACACCAACCTGGCAGCAGGATGAGATCATTGAGTCCACGCAGCAGGACGGCAGTTGGACAAGTGTGACCTCCGGCCATGGTACTGGTAAATCGGATATGACGAGTATCATTGCAATACTCTTCATCATGTTTTTCCCCGGCGCTCGCGTCATTCTGGTCGCTAACAAAAGACAGCAAGTCCTTGATGGTATTTTCAAATACATAAAGAGCAATTGGGCTACTGCTGTTAGCAGATTCCCGTGGTTGTCGAAGTATTTCATTCTTACAGAAACGTCTTTTTTTGAGGTGACTGGCAAGGGTGTTTGGACAATATTGATAAAGTCCTGTCGCCCCGGAAATGAGGAGGCGTTGGCTGGTGAACACGCCGATCATCTCTTGTATATCATCGACGAAGCGTCGGGTGTGAGTGATAAAGCATTCAGTGTGATAACAGGTGCGCTGACCGGTAAGGATAACCGTATTCTGCTTCTTTCCCAGCCTACGCGACCTTCAGGCTATTTCTACGATTCACACCACAGACTAGCTATTCGCCCGGGAAATCCTGATGGATTGTTTACTGCGATAATACTGAATAGTGAAGAATCTCCGCTTGTAGATGCAAAATTTATACGAGCAAAACTTGCGGAGTATGGCGGTCGTGATAACCCCATGTACATGATCAAAGTACGTGGTGAATTTCCCAAATCTCAAGATGGCTTTCTTCTTGGTCGTGATGAGGTTGAGCGGGCGACGCGGCGAAAGGTCAAGATTGCCAAAGGATGGGGCTGGGTTGCATGTGTTGACGTTGCTGGTGGCACAGGACGAGATAAGTCCGTTATTAATATCATGATGGTGTCCGGCCAGCGAAATAAACGCCGTGTAATCAACTATCGTATGCTGGAATACACAGACGTTACAGAAACGCAGTTAGCCGCCAAGATTTTCGCAGAATGTAACCCAGAACGGTTCCCGAACATAACCATAGCTATTGATGGCGATGGCTTGGGGAAATCGACGGCTGATCTAATGTACGAACGCTATGGCATTACCGTCCAGCGTATCCGCTGGGGTAAAAAGATGCACAGCCGTGAAGATAAAAGCCTTTATTTCGATATGCGCGCTTTCGCGAATATTCAGGCGGCAGAAGCTGTAAAATCAGGGCGTATGCGGCTTGATAAGGGGGCTGCGACTATAGAGGAAGCATCAAAGATACCGGTAGGGATAAATTCCGCAGGTCAATGGAAGGTGATGTCAAAGGAAGATATGAAGAAAAAACTCAACCTGCACTCACCGGACCATTGGGATACATATTGTTTCGCTATGTTGGCGAACTATGTTCCCCAAGATGAAGTGCTTAGCGTCGAAGACGAAGCGCAGGTTGATGAAGCTCTGGCATGGCTTAATGAATAACAATTTGACCATGCCGGATGGAAAACTATTGCGCGCTTTCGGGGTTGCTGTTTACTGGCTGCCCCTTCTTAGTTTTACGGCTGCGCGTAACTGATGCGGCTGATTTGACCTTTTTCTCTTCGCGAGTGATGGCAATTTGTTTTTTTACATTTTCAATATCTGCCAGGCGATATATTTTTGCCTGCGGCCAGCGGTCGCAGATGATCGGTTCTATAGAGTCATAAAGGCTAAATTTTGCTTTCTCGAATTCACCGTTGATGATGATTCCATCACGGAGAGTTTCATCGCAGATAAACACACCACACAGCGGCACATGGTAACTAACTGATTTACCATCATTGTAGTTAGGGCTACTGGAAATGTAATGGACGCGCAACATTGTTTCGCTAAAGCCGTGTACACGCATACGGAATTTTTCATCCTCCGGGTACTGCTTCATTAGCTCTTTTGTTGCTTCCAGGTTCTCTATGTATTTCGCACTGTGCTCATTGATCCCCGCGCTTTTCTGGATGCGAATGTCCTTATCAATCAGATGAATAATGCGGCCAGCGGTCATGTTGACGCTGTTCACAGCTTCTGTCTGATAAGTTGTAACCTTACGCACACCGCGAAGGATGTTAGGCACTGGATATAAAATAGTCTTTGGGATATTGAGGTCTGGGTACTGTTCCAGTTCCCGCGCCATTAAAGTCCATTTATCAATTTCAGCCTGAATGCTGTCCGTTTCTTTGAACGGCAGAACGACAACCGGGCGAACAGGACGACCGTCGCTGGCGGCATCAACGTGTTGGGCGCGTGCAACAGCTTTTTTTAGAAAGAGATCCCTGAAGCTGACGAACTCCTGGTACAGTTGTTCGCCGTAGACATAATTTATCATTGATCCTCCTCCAGAATTGACATGGCCAACAACTCACAGCGGATTACACTGGGAGTTGTTGGCCACCATTATAGAAGGATCCAACGAAAATAATAGATTTATTAGTGCATTTATTGTGAGTCTGGCTGGTTAGTGGCCATGAGATATTCGATTGTGTCAGTGAGATCATCCAGGTCGTCTTGGGTGATGCGGTACTCCTGATTGGATATCTTTGAGTAGTGTTCAGCAATGGCGCGGGCAGCGTCGGTTTCGGCGGGGTCTACAGATAAAGCGTTAGAGCAATGTCTAACGTCGTCGATGGTTGGTGGAATGAAAGCCATAATTATGCCTCACTGTATTGACAACACAGAGCCTGAAGCTCTGACCTACTGTTTCACCCATGATCCATGCTGGGGTAATCCTACAACATTGCGCTGTGTGTAAGATGAGCAATGCATAGCTGTAATGCCGTTGTATAAGGTTTCCCTGTTTGCTCATTTCCTTCTGAGCCGCTCTACAACGCTGAAGACACATTAAATAGTGAATCCAAAGTTGTATTACGAAACGGCGGCAAAACTATAATTTATTAGAGCAATTGTCAAACAACTATGAAAAACAATCCAGTTTTTGGCTGGTGGAGTGGGATTTTTCTCTCAAAATTTATTGCTCTAATAATTCTTGATTTTTATGCGCAGCTGGACGTAAACTCCTCTTCAGACCTAATAACTTCGTATAGCATACATTATACGAAGTTATCTTAAGGGTTATTGAACATGATCAATTTACCTGTAAATCCATACAGTTCAATACCTTATCAGGTCAAATAGTGATCACTTGATCATTTGATCAAGGTTGCGCTACGTAAAATCTGCGAAATGTTGGCAGTGTTTGTGCTCCAGATTTCGCGTAGCGCACTTAGCACCACCAATCAATCAGAGGTGAAAAATGGGATATTCAGCTGCTAAAGTGTCCACTCATCTTGAGCTTGAGAAAAATCGTGGTTACTGGCGGGCAAAAGGGTTTGATCGTGATAGTTGTCAACTGTCATTATCGCGCGGTGAAGAAAAGATAGAACGCAGTCGCGGTCGTTGGCGTTTCTATGACGAGAACCATAAACAGGTAAAGGCAGAGCCGATCCTGTACACTTTACTTAAAACCATTATCTGAGTGTCAAATGTCCAATTTACTGACCGTACACCAAAATTTGCCTGCATTGCCGGTCGATGCAACGAGTGATGAGGTTCGCAAGAACCTGATGGATATGTTCAGGGATCGCCAGGCGTTTTCTGAGCATACCTGGAAAATGCTTCTGTCCGTTTGCCGGTCATGGGCGGCATGGTGCAAGTTGAATAACCGGAAATGGTTTCCCGCAGAACCTGAAGATGTTCGCGATTATCTTCTATATCTTCAGGCGCGCGGTCTGGCAGTGAAAACTATCCAGCAACATTTGGGCCAGCTAAATATGCTTCATCGTCGGTCCGGGCTGCAACGACCAAGTGACAGCAATGCTGTTTCACTCGTCATGCGACGGATCCGAAAAGAAAACGTTGATGCCGGTGAGCGTGCAAAACAGGCGCTGGCGTTCGAACGCACTGATTTCGACCAGGTTCGTTCACTCATGGAAAATAGCGATCGCTGCCAGGATATACGTAATCTGGCATTTCTGGGGATTGCTTATAACACCCTGTTACGTATAGCCGAAATTTCTAGGATCAGAGTTAAAGATATCTCACGTACTGACGGTGGGAGAATGTTAATCCATATTGGCAGAACGAAAACGCTGGTTAGCACCGCTGGTGTAGAGAAGGCACTTAGTCTGGGGGTAACTAAACTGGTTGAGCGATGGATTTCTGTCTCTGGTGTGGCTGATGATCCGAATAACTACTTGTTTTGCCGTGTCAGAAAAAATGGTGTTGCCGCGCCATCTGCCACCAGCCAGCTATCAACTCGCGCCCTGGAAGGGATTTTTGAAGCAACTCACCGATTGATTTTCGGGGCTAAGGATGACTCTGGCCAGAGGTACCTGGCCTGGTCTGGACACAGTGCCCGTGTCGGAGCCGCGCGAGATATGGCCCGCGCCGGAGTTTCAATACCGGAGATCATGCAAGCTGGTGGCTGGACCAACGTAAATATTGTCATGAACTATATCCGTAACCTGGATAGTGAAACAGGGGCAATGGTGCGCCTGCTGGAAGATGGCTATTAGCCATTAGCGCGCAAATGATTGCTCTAATTCTTTGGTATTTATGGTGACATGTGAGAAAGGATTTCAACATCGACGGAAAATATGTAGTGCTGTCTGTAAGCACTAATATTCAGTCGCCAGCCGTCATTGTCACTGTAAAGCTGAGCGATAGAATGCCTGATATTGACTCAATATCCGTTGCGTTCCCTGTCAAAAGTATGCGTAGTGCTGAACATTTCGTGATGAATGCCACCGAGAAAGAAGCACGGCGCGGTTTTGCCAAAGTGATGGCCGAGTTTGGCGAATTTTTGGGGCACGTTGACAAAGCCCTTTCAATCAGTTCAGCAAGGTCCAAAGCGTTAACAGCTTCCATGCTGAAATAAAAAAAGCCTGGCAAGGAGCCAGGCTGCACAAAAAAGCGGGTTTGTATTCCGCATTCAATCAATCAAGAAGGAGTATAGTACACAGGTACTGAAGTGAAAAAATGTGATTCGCGATAAACAAATAACTTTAATTGCTCTAATTGATTGCTATAATTGAGCCGCAGTTTTTGTCAACTACGAAGACGTTGCCATTACTTCACTCCTTGACATCATTGGCGGCCATTAGGCCGCCTTTTTTTTGCCATATGAAAACAATCGAACAAAAACTTGAACAGCGCCGCGAGTGGCAGAAGGCAGCCAGAGAACGAGCGATCGATCGGCAACGGGAAAAGTTGGCTGACCCCGCCTGGCGAGAATCGCAATATCAGAAAATGCGGGATTCTATCGACCGCCGTATCGCTAAACAGAAAGAGCGCCCACCAGCCAGCAAAACGCGGAAAAGTGCGGTAAAAATAAAATCTCGTGGCTTGAAGGGGCGAACACCGACGGCGGAGGAACGGACCATCGCCAATGCTCTTGGCACTCTCCCCTGCATTGCCTGCTACATGCATGGAGTAATATCTGAAGAGGTGTCTCTGCACCATATCTCCGGTCGTACCGCGCCGGGTTGTCACAAAAAGCAATTGCCCCTTTGTAGATGGCACCACCAGCATGCAGCACCGGCTGAAGTAAGAGGGGTTTGAGGGCCAATGATGTAAAAAACC